CAGTTCTGCCGTCGCTCTCGCCAGAAGCATTGCTAAATCATTGTGCGTTCTTTGGGCCGCGGTTCTTTCCTCCGGTGTAGTGTTTTTGCGCTTTAGGGTGAACTGGGCATCCCGGAATGTGTTGAGATCTACACCGGCCGCGATCCCTGCCATGCGCTGGAAGACCGCCCGCCACCCCATCTCCATTGAGAACATCAGGACGCCTTCACGGCGCCGCATAGCCGACATTGCAAATTGCAGGGCAAGTGAGGTCTTCCCGGCACCCTGATTAGCGCCGATCACGTACACCTCACCAGAACGCATCCCGCCGCCTAAAGCCCTCGACAGTTTTGGCCACGGAGTCTCCATCCCTGAAAGTTTTGCCAGGTTCCAGAATTCTGCCGTTCCACCGGCGGCCACAACTTCCTGCTCAAATGAGCGGACATACTGATCGTTTTCGTTCGGCAGAACGGCCGCGAACTCAAAATCAGGCGTCCAGGGTTGTGCTTTCCGGTATAACTCCCGAAGGTCATTTACCGTGCCGCCGGCGTGGACAAAATCAGTCACATCGCCCTTGAGCGGGATGCTGGGTAACTCGACAATCTTGACCGATTTAGCCACCGGCTTCAGGAGCGCGGCCACTTTCATCGCGTGCTCCCGGCCTGGGTCGTCATTGTCTGGAAAAATACCGATGTGCTTTCCTGTGAAGTGCGAGGCTATCTCTGGTTTGAAATTTCCGGCCCCCCCGTTATTGCAGGTGGCAATCATCTCCAGCCGCTCCAACGTCAGGACGTCCTTCTCTCCCTCGCAAATTCCAACGAAGTCGGCGTGCCGCACCCGCGGCAGGTGAAATGGAACCCGCGCGACGTCTCCTAGGCCCCAATTCCAGCCACCTGCTCCGTCTGGACGGCGCTGCTTGAATTCCTTGCCGTAATACCGGAGAACCTGGTAGAGCAACTTGCCATTTTCGTCGGTGTAGTCGTAGATTGCTTCGACGTTCCGCTCTTCCCATGAAACCTTCGGACGTCCCACCAACTCGAAAACCTTCTCCTTCGCCCGCGGAAAGTCCAGACCGCTAATTTCCTGCTCCAGTGAGATCATGTCCCACCCGCGACCGCATTGGCTGTGGCATTGTGCCAGCCCCGTTTCGGCGTTCACTGCGAAGTTGGGATCTTTCCCGCTATGGATGGGGCAGGCGCCGCGCCATTCACGCTGATTCGTGATCTTCAGGGAAGGCACCCTGGAAACGTAATAGGCTTTCACTTCCGATTGTGTGAAGATCACAGAATCAACCCCGGAGAAGGACGGCCTAGGCCATTTGATTTGACGCCAGGAGCCGGCTCATCAAAGCGCCCCATTGTCGGCGCAAGCCAGTTTTCCAGCCCTTTCGCAAACCTTCCATCATCGAGAGCCCAATATAGGCACCACGCGGCGTGGCTTATGTCAATGGCCCTTATCCGGTTTATCCGCTCAGCGGACGGACTCTTCTTCGCAATAGCCCGCAGTTTGGATTTGATTATCCTCTCGCTGCACCGCCTAAGTTCCGGGTGCCTCTCGTACATGCGGCTAGCAATCTGGTTCAATTCGGTTTCAAACGGAGAAATTTTCCCCTCTGTTTTCTGTTTTCTGTTATCTGTACTCTGTAGGGCCGTTTCATTGCCGTTACATTCGCCGTTTCCTAAAGTTCCAGAAACGTTTCCTGAAACAGCCGATGGAACGCTTTCACCATCAGGTGGAACGTTTCCTGGGTGTTCCGGAAACGTTTCACGCTGCTTCTTGCGGTGTTCCCTTACTCGTTCCGTGGAACTATCGGAATGGAATTGCCGGAAGTCCCAGCTATGCATATAAAGACCTTCCTGGCGATCTTCGATAAGCCCGCGGTCGAGAAGTAGGACGATTGACCGTTCGATTTTTCCCGGAGTGGTCCTCAACTCCCACGCCATTTCCTCTGCTCTCGGGAGGTAACCTTGGTTCTCGCATGCGAAGCAAAGGAAGTTCAGCCAGGACTTGACCAGATCTCCTGGCATGGTCTGGATCTTTGGATCGCTCCTGACTTCTGAGTGCATTCTGAACCAAAGCACGCTAAAATCCCCCCATGTCGCGCGGAGAAGGGTTGAACGGCTCATGCCCCGGCTTTGGCATTTCTTTGCTATTGAACTTCTCGCGTCGGGCCGAATGAACGGCGTCCCGGTACCGGATGCTGCAATTCTCTTCAGCCAGATCCTCGAATGACGGCTCGGACCAAAGCCGATGCTGTTCGAAGTACGATTTGAAATTGGAGTGGATATCGAGAGAATAACTGGCGGTCGTCAGCATGCCACTGTCGCAGCTAACGCCCTCATAGGCGCGGAAGTCGGGGTAGCCAGCCAGATATAGGAATAGGCCGCCCGTTGCCATAACCGTTAGTTCGCACTTCAGGCGCTCTTCTGGAGTCGGATCGGTAGGCTTTACTTCCGCGAAGACCCTGCACCACGGAAGCCAGAAGTCAGGGAGGTAGCAGGTGCCGTCCTTTAGCTTGAAACCTTGCGGTTCGTAATCGTATTCAATGCCGATATCGTTGAAGAACGCTGCCCAACGGCCCTCAAGTTTGCTGCGGAAGCGATAGCCATTCAACCAAACTGGGATGGCCTTAATATTGTAGGAACCTTTGGATCGGTCCTTGACGAATGCATCAATACCTGGGTTCTTGAAATTCACCTAGTCCCGCTCCTTGGACGGGGGGTTCTTTCCGAACGGGGCCGACTCCAAGGAGAAGCCGACCCGCAGATTTCGGAGAGAACCACATGAACTCGCAGGTGCCCCCACAAGTTCAATCTCTATTTTGCAGCATAGCATGCCAGAAAACAACGAATATTTAAGGGTTTGTTTTGGGATCATCCGACCGTTCCCCCATCTCTGAGGTAGAACATTGCCACCGAAGCGACTTCCGCGCAGGTAGAGAAAAGGCTTTGCCAATTATCACGATAGGCGTTATCTAGTTCTTCGCCTCTTCGCTTACTGAAGAAGTTGGACGGCTCAAATAGGGAGTCCTTGTAGGCTTTCTCAATGGATCCCTGGGAATCATCGTAGAATTTCTCTATATCCGCCAAGAGCGCCTTAAGCTCTGGCTGTTCCCATGTAGACAGCATCGGGAACAGTTCCGCCACAGAGCCAGCATCGAGGCATTTTTGGAGACGCTCGGTCATACCGGTACCACCTCCAAAACCAACCCACCAGCCTTCTCTGCCAGAAACCGCCCATAGTGCTCCTTCGCCAGATCCATAAGACAAACTCCGTATCTTTCCTCCAGAGCCTTTCCTCTGCGTCCATCGCGAGAGTGGTAATCCATATGGCATCCCCGGCAGAGTGGTAGCCCTTCGTCATCTCCGCACTTCATGGAGGTTCCACCTATGCCTACGTGTGCGTGATCGCAGCCCAGTCTTCGGCAGCAGGCGCAGGGTTGGGTGTGGCACCAATTGCGATAGCCTGGCGATCGTAGCGGCCCTCTACGGGGCTTGCGGCGTCTCTTGATGGGGGTGAAGTAGGTCATGCGGCAGCACTCTTTGATAGTTCGCTAAACTGGGCGCGGACTAAGGCCTCAGCTACCGGCGGCGATACGGAATTGCCGCACATCCGCACTTGGGCGGTTTTTGTCAACCCGATCCACCGGCCGGACTCAACGCTTCGCCCGCGGTCGATGATGTACTTCTCCGGGAATCCCTGCGCGCGGAACAGTTCCCGCGGGGCCAGCATCCTCATGCCGATGTCGGCTATTACGTAAGGCTCGCCGTGGACGGTGACGAGCGCCATCCTGTCCTTGCTCGTCACGGTGGGCATCGGATCTACGAGCCGCGAACTTTCGCCGGTCCCGTAATATTTCATCAGGAAAGCGCGTATCTCTCCCAAATGGGTTCCCTGGGCGCTTACTGTGGCCATTGGTTCGTCTGTCGGCTGTCCGTCCCTGCAGGTGCCGCGCAGTTTCAACAGGTGGCTGGAAACCAGCGCATTGTGATCTACCGATGTGACCGTCGATATTGGGTGGTTGATGTCCGAACCGACTACGCCGGTAAAGTGTTTGGCAAGAAAGGCGGCGACTAAGGCATGGCGGTTTTCGGTTGGCTGAGTCGCTATCGGATTGGCGAGAGATGAACCGCGGGCGTCGCCAGCGGGACACTTGGCCCCGTAATAGCTGGACAGGAACGTGGCACACAGCCCGAAGCGCGGAGCGCCAGCCATGGCCGTATCCAAAGGCTCATCCATTCCGTGCCCGATGCCATTCTGATTGAATCGAGTGATATGGGGCACCACGAGTGCCTTCTCGCCGCGGCGAGCGCCGGTCACCGTGCGGAATGGTTCGTTCAGACTCTCGTTTCGATCATTTCCCTGGTGTGTCAGGTTGATAATGAACGGCTCCGCGGCGTCGATGACATAGCGCTTGACCCCGCGGGCTATCCTTCGCATGGTCGCTTCAGCCAGCGGGCGGTTGACGCCGATCTTCCGGCCCTCTTCCTTCGTCAGAAAGATCGAAGCGCATGGAAGTGACCAGTCGATGCAATCCGCTGCCGTGCGATATGCCTGCAGGAACAGATCGCCTTCCGGGGCGTGCGTTTCGTCCGGCCAGGTTATCGTCATTCCGTCCCGGCGGGCAATGACGAACAGCCTCTTGCGAATCGTAGGAGCGCCATAGTCACAGGCTCTCAACTCGCGCCAATCCACCACGTACCCAAGGTTGCGGAGTTGAGTTACCCACCGCTTGAAGGTCATGCCTTTGCGCCGCGGGCATGGCTGCCCATCGACGACCGGGCCCCAATCCTGGAACTCCTCAACGTTCTCCAGGATGATGACGCGGGGCTTAGCAATTCCGGCCCACTTCAGCGCTACCCACGCTAGACCGCGGATGCGTTTCTCGACAGGCTTTCCGCCCTTGGCTTTAGAGAAGTGCTTGCAATCCGGGGAAAACCAGCAGAGCGCTACCGGCCGCCCATTGGTGACAGCGGCGATGTCCACATTCCAAACGTTCTCGCAGAGGTGCCGGGTCCGCGGGTGATTAGCCGCGTGCATGGCGATGGCTTCTGGATCGTGGTTAATGGCGATGTCGGCTGGTCTGCCGATCGCCGCCTCAATGCCGGTACTCGTTCCGCCGCCACCGGCAAAGTTGTCGATTACCAGTTCTTCGGCGTTAATCAGCATCCAATCCCCTTCGCCTGCTTAGTAGCTGTCAGCCACTCGCGAAACGTCAGCCCTGAATCAGCGTTCAGGAATCGGCGATACCGCTGCTGCGATCGTGTCATTTTCGGAG